ATGAATGTTAATACTATAGAATCAGCCAGACTTGCAAGGGAAATGGAAAATGCTATATCGGATTTAGTATTCATGGATTCTAGTCCAATTCCTAACATCTCCGCAGGTGACCTTAACTCTACTACAGCTTCCTTACAAATTTACAATAGAGACAATCCACTATACACCCCAATATCTCAATATCAATTTTTATTACATGCGATTATTGATTCTGAACAATTTTCCGAAGAAGAAATACAAGAAGCAGTTATAGAGAATCAACGAGATGCTATAGACCTTTTAAATTTTATAAAAGATAATCAAGAAGATTTAGATAGAGCTTTATTGACTGGTCAATGTATCCAACCTTCTCCACAGATATCAAAACTAAGAGAACGTTTTTTTATAAGCCAACTAAAGCCTGGTAATAAGAGATGTTTAAGTTATGGAAATTTTCAAGGAGACTCTACTAGCCCTCCTAAGATGAGCGGTATAATGGCTAGGATGAGAGAGACTGCAGGTAGTTCAGAAGCTACGCAAGAGAGCTGGATTAAATCCAAAACAGGAAAAGAAAAATCTGGTCGTATAGCTTCTGAAAAATTAGCAGGAGACCCCTCTAATGCTGTAGCTATATCTGCTCAAGTATCAAATTCAAAAGCTTCACAATCGTCTAGCTACCTTTTTCAACTTGTAGATAAATATAAAAATGTAGGTATTTGTGTTGAGGAGGGAGACCCTCCAATGTCATTGTTTAACGTTGATAGTCCTCAAATAGCAACTCAACTAACCTCAACAATATCTGAAAAAACTTCTGTATTAGTTGATATGCATAGACGAATTAGAGTAGCTGAGAGAAGAGGAGCTACTCCTAACCAAGTAGGTAAATTAAAAAGAAGATACGCTGAAGCTGTAAGAGAGTTACAAGATGCTGCTGAGAGAGATTGTGAACAATTAAAAGATTTGGTTAACGTTTCTAGAAAGAGTCTTAACGTATTAGGAAGTTATCCTCCTGGAACTCCTACGGGAGTAGCTGAGTTAGTTAATGTTTTTGATACATTAGGAACAGATGAAGATGTTTGTGGCGCTGGAGAAGATTTTAAAAATACCCTCCTAGAGATGATGGCTAGAGAATTAAACAGCCCTATGCAGAGAGCTTTAGAAGAAACCGAGTTCGCAGGAAATGTTGAGATTACTGACATACACCCTGACGGAAGAACAGTAAATCAGATTACTGGAAGAAGGAAACCATTTGAAGGGATACATCCAGTTAACTATACAACCAGAGCTGTAGCAGATAACTTATTAATATTTGATAATAAAGATGACGTAGAGATGTTTATGGATAAATATAAAATAAATAAAAATAGCCAAAGTTCTCTAGTAGTTTTAAATAATCCAGTTAATGGGAAATTCATTATACCTATTTCCGATAAGTTTTATACTGAGTCAGGATTTACTAGCCAAGGTAAAATGGAAAAGCTAGGAGCTTTGCAAGACGTTGAGTTTGTAAATCTAAGTATAGATAATACTTTTGGAAGTAATCATCCAAGCATAGAAGAGTTTAGAGACTCCATCCATCAAGAGAGAGAAGCGTACCTTTTAAATTACACATTAGCATCTCTTCAATTATCCGATGAGAACCTTCTTCCAGATACAGGAGCTACTACAGCTGAGATAGACCTAGTTAAAAATAAGGATAGAGCTAGTTTAGATGAGTTTTTAAAAAATGAAATTTTAAGTTTACCCCCAAACAATAAAGATAGAATCGAGCTAGAAGATTTACAAGTGGAAATTGAAAATTTTGACAAGAGCAGTTCTGCAGACCCAGCGTCTAAAGATTCAATAGCACAAAGGAATAACTTATCTCATAAAATAGCAGATGTAAAAAGAAAATCTCAAAGAAGAAATATGACATCAGCAAAGAGTAGAAAGAGTGAAGCTGCGGGGGAACATTTAAATAGGTTAGCTACTACAGGTTCGTCAGGAGCTATACTAAACGCTAAGTATTGGAGCTCTGCTGAAGCTTCTAATATAAGTGAAGATGATATTAGAATGTTAAATGGAATCTTATTCCAAGAGACTTGGTCAGGAAATAAAACATACACCTCTGATATTAAAGAGTGCGTTAAAGGAGGGACTCGAAGAACTAATAGAAAAAGTGGAGCTATAGAAGTTTCCATCACAGGAGGAGTTCATACTACTAAAGCTTCTAAATTAGTTGAAGAAATTAACTCTGCTCAAGGTTAGTACATCTTTCAGTAAATAAATATAGTACTTCCCTTTTATAATAGCCTTTTCTTTTATATCGAACTTGTGTTCACATACTACAATATCTTTCTGTCTATCTTTCTTGTAGATTAATAACCACGGCTTATTAGCAGCTCTTCCATCTCTTCTAGCTTGGTCTATAAATTTATAGAAATTACTTTTAGGTTTCCACAAATCCTCTAAGGTAATATCATACCCTCTCTTAGCTTCTATTACAAATTTAAAATTTTCAGGTGTGATTAAATCCCCGTGAATCTGTAAATGCTCAGGAAGCTTATGAGTAGTAGCAAAAGCTCCAGAGCCTGGAGTCCTAGAAAAATCATTAGAGTTAAAGGTCTCATTCAGATTCTTAGCTAGCTGTCTTTCATAAGCTGCACCTTTTCTTTTTCCGTTAACTCTAGGCTTTACGTAAAAATCATTTTCTAAATTTAGTAAATCATTTGGGTCTTTTTTCGGTGGCATGTACTATAATAGAGAGTGGAAAATAAAAATAAAGTTATTCTAGCCACATTCAATCCTAATGAGATTAATTGGAAATTTAAAGTAAAACAATCGAAACGACGAATGAAACTATACATTAAAATGAATAAAGCTGAGACTGGTCAGTGGGACGAGCTCAAGAGAGCTGCTAAACCTAAAGAAATGAGCGATGATGCTTTCGCTAAAGTATTATTTTATAAAGGGATAGATTCTTTTATGTCTCAAATGACTGATATGATTAACAACATGTCAGAAGAAGAGAAACAGAAAATGTACGCTGAAGCAGGTGTAGAAGTCCCGGAAGAAGCTAAGCAACCTACAAGGGAAGAACTTGCAGCTAAAGGTAAAGCGATATTAGAAGAAACTAAAAATTCTAACAGCTCTAAAGACAATGGCTAGAACTATAGAAATCTTAAAGAAAGAGAGTATCCTTAATAATATTTTTAGAAGAAAGAGGGAAGAGAATTTTAATGTTCTTTATTACTCTAAATGGGATAAGTACTCTATCTCTTTATTAGAACATTTGGAGAAGTGGAAAGAACAGGAAGGGGATGAAAAACTTTACTTAGTTAACAGTTGGGATTTACCTCACTCTTTTGTAGCTTACAATGTTACCCAAGTACCATGTCTTATACAATCCATTAAAGGACGTATAAGGAAGACTGAATACTTACCTTATATTTATAAAAGCTTTAAACTTAGTAATCACAGTCAGGCTTAGAACCTGTTTTTAAATATTCAGGAGTTCTTAAATCTTGATATTTTTTAATTTTCTCCTGGTATTTTTTGTTCTTAGTGTACATCAATTTAAGATTGTTTACAATGACTGTAGTAAAGTAGTTAAATGCTGAACCGTGATTAGGGTCGAAATTCTTTAGAACTTTGAAAGCTAGTACAAAACACTCTTGTCGAGCATCATCAGGGTCTACCCTAAATTTGAACGTGTGTAAAATATTAGTAATTAAAAGGTCCAGTTTCTCAACTAATTCACTTTCATACTTAGAGGGGTCTGCGATATAATTTTTAATCAATTCTTCGAAGTCCTTGTTGTTTAAATAATGAGGTTTCTTTTTTTTCTTACCCATAACCCATAACAGATGAGCGATTTAGATAATTTATTTAATTCTTTTGAAAATTCCGAAGATGATGATGTATTTCGTCAACCTACAGGTGAGGAGAAGATTGTATTTATTCACGATTCTTATCAGAAGAAGTTTGGAAGGGTTTTTGAGTTCAGTGATGAGGAGTATCAAGTCCTAGATTCGTTGATACAGAAGTCTGACCTACCTTCCAACTCATACCAATTTGTAGCGGCTGTGAAGGACTTTAACGTTAAGGAGGAGGATATGACTAAGGAAAGCTTTGCGAAGCACAGAGAGCTTCTGGAGCAGGACTTAGAGGCTATTAAGCCTGACCTTGTGATACCTCTTGGAAATCTTGCTTTAAAAACCTTGACCAAGAAATCAGGTATCGGTAACAAGCGAGGTAAAGAGTTTATTGTAAAGTTGGAGGACGATAACCAGACTCAAATAAATATCGTGCCTTCTTACCATCCGTTTTCATTATATGCTGAGCCCAAGCTTAGAGGGCTATTTATCCAGGATTTAAATAACGCTTATTCTAAATTTATATTAAAAATAAATAAATTTGACGATTCTCCTTATGAATTGATTAATGGAGATATAGATAAATTTGACGAGTTGATGGATGAATGTATGAAGTCTGAAGCAGTGGCATTTGACCTAGAGACAGAAGGTCTTGATTTTCAAAAGCATCAGTTACTTACTTGTGGGTTTGCTTTCAAAGAGAATCATTCCTTCGTATTTCCTATATTCCATAAAGAAGCAGAGTGGACACCTTCAGAGTTAGACCATATTAAAAATAGATGTGGAGAACTAATGGCATCCCCTTCAATCGTAAAGATTGCTCATAATATGAAATTTGATTATAAATTTCTCAGACAATGGGGGCTGAAAGACTTTAATAATATTGAAGACAGTCAAATTATTCATTCCCTGTTAGATGAAAACAAACCTCACTCTTTGAAGGACCTAACTAAAGAGTATTTTCCAAACGAATTGGACGTTTATTAATATGAAAAAAACAGTAGAATATATATGGATTGATGGGACTGAAGGTCACCGTCAAGTTAGAAGCAAGACAAAAGTACTGAATTCCGCTGAAACTCCTGGAGATTGGAGCTTCGATGGAGGTAGTACAAACCAAGCTACTTTAGAAAACTCAGACACAGTTCTCAGACCTGTGAGACTGTATAAAGACCCTTTCCGAAAAGATGGAGATAATAGCATAGCATTGTGCGAGGTTTTAAATGCAGACCTTACTGCTCACGAGACAAACACTAGGAATGAGCTTGCGTTACATTGTGAACAATCTATGGTTAAGAGTTATGAACCCTTGATAGGCTTTGAACAGGAATATACTTTGTTACGTCCTTACGGACCTTTAACAACTGAAAACCCTACCCAAGCTTATTGTGGAGTAGGAACTTCTAAGGTTCAAGGTAGGCAGTTAGCAGAAGACCACCTACAAGCTTGTTTGTACGCAGGTATAGAGATTTACGGCATAAACGCAGAAGTGCTAATAGGTCAGTGGGAGTTTCAAACAGCACCTATGGACCCTTTGAAAGCCGCAGACGATTTATGGACAGCTCGATATATTCTAGAGAGATTATCTGAAGATACCGACCACTATTACCAGGATGCATACTCAATATCTTTTAGCCCTAAGCCAGTTTCAGATGGTAACGGAGCAGGTTGCCATACTAACTTCTCTACGCATTTAATGAGGAGGGATATTAAATATATTCGCAGAGCGATGGAAAAACTTGAATGGACACATAACAGACATATTAAAATCTGCGGAGCAGGTAATAAAGAACGTTTGACGGGAACTCATGAAACATCAGAGTACGACAAGTTCTCTTGTGGTGATTCTCATAGAGGTTGTAGCGTTAGAATACCAAACCATGTAGTTCTTAAAGGTAAAGGCTATTTGGAAGACCGTAGACCTGCTGCTAACTGCGACCCTTACGAAGTTGCATCATCTTTGGTGTATACTTTAATTCTTGAAAACGCAATGTCACCTTCTTATTCATGTTAACTGTAACTAACGGAGCTGAACATGATTGGGCTAACATGCCGTTGCATGATATGGCTATAGGTAACGCCGCAGACTGTGACCTTACTTTAAGGTGTTGGAAAAGGATGCGTAAAGATATGAAACCTTTAGGAGTCTCTCCAATATACGATAGATTATTGAAGGAGGTTACTGTAGCCCTTGCTGAGGTAGAGAATAGAGGTCTGAAGGTAGATGATGAGTATTTAAAAGAGCTTGATAAGACTTTAGGGGATAAGCTAGAAGATACTAGGAAAGAGCTTAATGATATATCTCCTTTTGAAGAAGATTTAAATCCCAACTCTACTAAGGAAGTAGCAGATTTGCTCTTTACTAAAGAAGGTTTTAATCTTACTCCTACTATGGTCTCTGATAAAACTAAAGCTCCTTCAATTACAGAGGAGCATATGAAATCTGTGATGAAGGGATTATCATCAACCCATCCTGCTAAAAAATTCATAACAAAACTTTTAGCCTATAAAGTACTATCTAAACAATACAAAACATACGTCAAGGGTGTAGAAGCTGCGTTAGCTAATAACGAGAATGGGAGAATCTACTCTCAGTACAACTTCGCAAACACAGTAACAGGAAGATTAAGTTGTTCCAAGTATTCTGCAGGTAGGAAGAAGGAGCAGAGTAAAGGAGTTTCTTTTCACACTTTACCTAGAACCACAGCAGACGGAGTAAATCTTAGAAAGCTAATGATGGCAGATGAAGGTAAAGCTTTTATCGCAGCAGACTTCTCACAAGCGGAGCTACGAGTATTAGCTCACTGTAGTAACGATAAAAATCTAATAGATGCTTTTAAGTCTGGAGAAGATTTACACACTTATACCGCTTCTTTGGTTTTTGGAAAAAATCTAGGTGATGTTACTAAAGAGGAAAGGCAAGTAGCCAAGTCTTGTATCTTTTTGATTGTATATGGAGGCTCTTATAAAAAGCTAGCTGACCAGATTGGAAAGTCTGATGGATACGCCAAAGATATCTTCTCAAGGTTTCAAGCTCAGTTTCCTGGCATATTTAAATTTATGAAAGTAGTTAATAAATATACAAAAGATAAAGGATACTCGATGAGTCTCTTTGGACGAAGAAGAAATCTTCCAAACGTGAACAGCCCTATAACTAAGTATCAATATAGAGCACTTAGACAAGGATTAAATTTTGTAATCCAAAGCTCCACCTCTGACATGGTTTTAAATTCGTTGCTTAATATGCAGAATAAAATAAAAGAGTTAGGTATGGATGATGTTGAGATATTAGCTACGGTTCATGATAGTATTGAAGTTCAATGTGATAAGGAAAATGCAGGAGTCGTAGCCAAGCTAATCAAGGATGTCATGGAGGATATCAGCTATTTAAAAACTAAGTACAACATGGATTTTAAAGTTCCTATGAAAGTGGATGTAGAGATAGGAGATTCTTTTGGAAGTGTTGAGGAAGTTCACTTCGATGATAACAGACAACCTACGAACGTAGCAGATTTAATATAATGGGAAAACCTAGAGAATATCAATTAATGCTTCTTACAGATATACATTTAAGAAGTGATTACATCCCAGGGTTCTTGGATAAGCAAATAGAAACACTTATCAAGTTGGTTAATAAGAAACCACCCGACGGTGTTGTTATAAATGGAGATATATTTCATAAAAGAAATCCTCATGGACAAGAGCTTTTAGCTTTTGGTAAATTGTTAGATTCTTTAAAATGTAAAGATATTTATGTAAATACAGGAAACCACGATAGAATTAAAAAGGATGGAAGCTCCTGTACTACTCTTTCTTTATTTTCGGACAAAGCTAGGATTATAACTGAGTCTGAGACTATTAATATTGGAGGGGTTAATTTTGATTTTATTCCTCACTACGAAGATGAAGCTAAGATAGTTCAAGCTGTTAGAAAATCTAAAAACCATATGTTTGGTCATTTTGGGTTTGAGGGTTGTGTTTCCAATGGAGCTTATCTATATGAATCTAAATTGAAGAAGTTTCATTTCCCTAAAGATAAATTAAGTTTCTTAGGTCATATCCATAAACCTAAAATTTATGATGGTGGAAAGAATAATAAAATTTATGTCCTAGGAACTCAATACTCTAATTCTTTTGGAGAATCTAATACTAAAAAATTCTTACACACTCTTGTAATCGGTAGAGATAAATCTGTTAAAGTAGTTCGTAAGCCTATTGATATTGGCATACGTCACATTACTGGAACTATAGATGAGTTAGCAGTACTAAACAAAAAATTTAAATTTGATAATTTTTTTACTATACTAAGATTAAGTATAGACAGGTTAGATGAATATGTTGAAAGACAGTTGCATGAAAAAATTATAAAAGATTATAAGATAGCATATTTAGATATAGCATTTGAAGATATATTACCTAAGTTCATATCGGACTATGCTCCTGACCAAAAGATATTTACATTGGACGAAGGGGTAATCAATGATTACTTAGATTCTAAAGATTCAATCTTCTCGAAGGATGAGTTATTAGATGCTTTAAAAATGATTAAAGAAGATGAAAATTAATTCAATTAAAATAGAAGGTTTCCTTTCAGTAAGAAACGCAGAAATCAATTTTGATAACTACTTTGGAATTACTAATATCCAGGGGTTAAACGAAGACACTAATCCTATATCATCCAATGGTGCAGGAAAGTCTACAATAATAGAAGCTGTATCGTTTGCATTGTTTGGAAAGACTATTCGGAAGACTACAGAAAAAAATCTAAGGTACTCACTTGCCAAAGTTCCATGTAAAGTTCAAATTACAGTTAATGATAATGTAGTAATTACAAGAACTAAGAAACCTCCTTCTTTACTAGTAGAAGTAGATGGTAAGTCTTATACTAAAGAGGGTATTCTTCAAACTCAAGATTATCTAGAAAAGTTTTTAAATATTAATTATAATGTGTTTCTAGCTTCCATGGTATTTGGACAGCAGAACTCTATGAACTTCTTATCAGCTACTCCTGAGGAGAAGAGGTCTATAATTCAAAATTTTCTAAACATCTCAGACCTATTCAAGCATAGGTCAAAGATTAGGTCTTTGAAGACCAAGTTTAGTAATGAGAAAAAAGTATCAGCAACTCTACAAGCAGAGTCAATGCAGAAAGTAAACAATCTCAAAGGCACTAGTAAAAAATTAAAAAATTCACTAGACAAAGGGGAGAAGACTTTAAAGGATGCAGATATATCTTTTGTAAAAAAATTCTCAATATCTGAACTACAGGAAATAGAAAACAAAAGAAACGAAATGGTTTTAAATTGCCAAGGAGTTGAAAATCAACTAAACACGGCTGTAAACACCATCTCCAGACTCAAAGACAATATTGAGAAGTATGAGAATAATACTACGTGTGAGCACTGTAATAAGAAGCCTAGAGTTATATGGGAACAGTTAGAGTCTGATAAAGCAGAGTTAGAGAAGTCTTATAAAACTAGGGATACCTTAATGAAAAAATTAACCAAACTTAATAGAGAGATTGATGACTATCATATCCCTATCAAATCTAGTGACTTTGAGCTTATTGAAAATCTAAAAAATATTGAAACTGAAATAAAAGTTATTAAGAAACAGATTAGAAACCAACAAACCATATCTAGGAAACATTCTGTAGAGATGGAAGAGGCTCAAAAGAAATACGACTTGATGAGATTTTGGGAACAAGCTTTCTCTGAGCAAGGTCTAATTAAATACATCATTCGTAACATTTTAGAATTTTTCAATACCCGCTCAAATTACTACCTCAACATCCTATCGAAGGGAGTTTTCTCTATAGAATTTGACGAGGTTTTGACTGAGTATATATCTAATGGATTGGGCGAGGTTTCCTTTGATACCTTGTCAGGAGGAGAGAAAAAGAAAGTATCTCTTGCTGTCATGTTATCTCTAAATGACCTGCTTAGATTGTCCGGAAAAGAAAAATCTAACATCATATTCTTCGACGAAGTTGCTGATTCCCTAGACAAAGAAGGAGTTAAAGGATTGTGCGAATTGATTGACGAATTGAAAGAAGATAAAAAAGTATTTATTATTTCTCATAATGAATATTTAACCTCTATAATAGAGGACGAAGCTACTGAATTAGTAGTAAAAAAGAAGCAAGGAACTACATCTTTTGCTTAAATCATACCTAAATACTATACTAATACAAAAAAATTATGATTAAACCATTTGGAACAAGATTATTAATCCGCAGGAAGAAAGCGGAAGAGAAGACTGAGTCAGGAATTATAATGCCTACTGAGATAGTCGAACAGAAATTTAACGAAGGAGAAGTAGTTAGAGCTTCCGACGATTGTAAAATATCTGAAGGTGAATATGTATTTTTCGGGGACTACACAGGGCACGAAATCTATGAGCACTCTACGAAAGAAACTTTAACTTTAATTCTAGAAGAAGACGTTATATGTACGATGGAGGGGGACGAGTAATGGCATACGACATCCCTGAAGGCTCATTGCAACAATCCATCTTTATGGATAAGTACGCATTTCCAGGAGAGACAAAATGGAAGCAACTAGCCAAGAGAGTTTCAAAAGCTATAGCATTACCTGAGAAAGATGAGGTTAGAGAGCAAATAGAAAAGAAGTTTTTTGAAGCGATTAATTCCGCTGATTTTTGTCCTGGAGGTAGAATTTTATTTGGAGCAGGTCGTAACAAGTACAACATGTTAAATTGTTACGTTCTTGACCCTGAAGATTCGGTTGAGAGTATAGGTAAGACTATCTCTGATATGTATAAGATTTCATGTGCAGGTGGAGGTGTAGGCTTCAACTTCTCTAAAATTAGACCTAAAGGAGATGACATCCAAAACATTAAGTGGTCAGCTCCAGGCTCCATCTCCGTAATGAAGATGATTAACGAGATTGGGGAGCACGTAAGAGCAGGAAAGAATAGACGCACTGCGTTAATGTCTATCCTAGAAGTTAGCCACCCAGACTTCTTAGAGTTTTTGGAAGTTAAGTTAGACCGTAAAGAGCTTACTAATTTTAACATTTCAGTTGCAATTAACAATAGGTTTATTGAAGCTGTAGAGAATGATGAAGAGTGGTACTTTACTTTTGGAGGTCGTCATAACAAATACTTTATGTATATTGTTGACCGCACAAATGCAGAAGGTGAAGTTGACCAAGTACGAGTAGTCGCTAAGGACGAGGAAGACGCAATCGGAAGAGCTGACCAGAACCATAAATCTGGATGGTCTGATACTTTTTCAAATGCTGTAAAAGCTCCTCTAAAAGCTAAAGAAATCTGGGAAAGACTTTTAGACAACGCTGTTGACTCAGGAGAGCCTGGAGTATTTAATGTAGATTTCGCTAATGAGTATACTAACGTTTCTTACTTTGAAGAGATGCCTGCTACTAATCCATGTGGTGAGATTACACTACCTGCTTACGGTAACTGCTGTTTAGGTCATGTTAATTTAGCTAACATGGTAGATATGGATGGCAATATTGATTACCGAAGGTTAGCTAGAACAATTAGAGTAGGAGTTAGATTCCTAGATAATGTTCTTACTGCAAACACGTTTCCGATAAAAGAATGTGAGGAAGTTGGTCTAAGAAGTAGGCGTATTGGTTTGGGAGTTACAGGTCTTCACTATTTCTTGATTAAGGCTGGTTTTAAGTATGGTTCTGAGGCTTGTTTAGAATTTTTAGAGAGATTGTTCGCAACTATCAGAAACGAGGCTTATAAGGCTTCTATGTATCTTGCACGGGAAAAGGGTAGTTTTGAAAATTACGACTTTAGTAAACTAAAAAATGAAAAGTTTATGAAAACAATACCTGCACGAATTAGAGCAGATATTAAAAAGAACGGTTTACGAAATGCGGTAATGTTGACAGTAGCCCCTACTGGAACTATAAGTATGGTTCTAGGAGTTTCTACAGGATTAGAACCTATTTTTGCTCCTGTATATAAACGCACATGGAAAACCACCACTCCAGGAGTGTTTAATGAAAATGTAGTTATTGACCCTTTATTTAAGGAGATGTATTTACGAGGTCGGGATTTATCTCACTGCGTTGGTGCTTATGACGTAACTCCAGAAGAGCATATGAAAGTACAATCAGTTGTACAAGCACATATAGATTCCGCAGTATCAAAAACTTGTAACTTACCTAATAACTATAACTCTGAGCAATTGTATGATGATTTACTCTCACAAGCGCATGATTTGAAAGGGGTAACATTTTACAGAGCGGGCTCTAGAGGTCATGAGCCTTTACAGATTATAGACCATACTACGATTGATGTAGACGCTTTAATTACAGATGGTAAAGTTGAGGAGCTAGCATCATCCATAGATAATTGCGTTGACGGAGTATGTGAGCTGTGAGATTAGTTACCATTATAGCTTTACTGCTAGGAGCCTGTGGTCCGGGAGGGGAAGGTTATACTCCCCCTCCTACATGGAAATCTGAAGACTTGATAGGAATGTGGACTCTTATCCCTGATGATAATCATCCTGTCTTGATTGTAGAATTTCAAGATGATGAGTGGGATATATTTAACATGTACTCTGAAGTTAGGCTTCGTCGTGTGTGGGATGTAGAATGGAATCGTATTCGTATATTTGCTTCACATGGTGATGTCACGAATAATGGTATTGTAGATTTTGGTATTAATTTCAGAGATGCAGTAATGCCTTACGCATACTTTGAAGGAGCTATGGATGAAGATAAGCTAGGCATTAATGGAATGGTTTATTTTTGGGGAGATGAAAGCAAACCTATAGGGTTCACCGCAGAAAAACTATAATGCCTGTTTACAATTACTACTGCGAAAACTGTGACGAAATCTTCGATGATTTAGTAGATGGGTCTAAATATAAAGACCCTCAAGATTGTCCTACATGTGGAACATCTTCGGAAAGAACTGCTAGAGGTCAGAAGATACAAGCACATGGAGTAGGATTAGTTCATCACACTACTAGAGAAGATAGAGCTAAGACAGAACATAGGTGGATGGAGAAAGAGATTGAAGTTACTAAACGAGCCATTGAAGGCAAGTCAGGAGTTTCTCCATATACTAATTTTAAAATAAATAAAGAAGAAGCCGTTAAACAAGGTTTAGCTAAAAAAGTATCTGATAAGGAAGCTCATACTAGAAGAGAAACTTCAGCAGCAAGGATGAGAGAGGTTGCTAAAGCGATGCCTGAAAAAGATAGAAAAAGAGCCGAGGACGGACACAACGTAAAGGATAACAGTTAAATGCCATATATAAATTTTTTAAACAGTTCAGACAATCCAGACCCATCTTACAAACACGGTGATGATGCAGGATTCGATTTATATTCTAACGAGGAAGTTATAGTACCTCCAGGAACTACATTATTAGTAGATGTAGGATTAAGAATTGATATACCTCCAGGATATGAAGGTCAGATTAGATTGAGAAGTTCATATTCTAAACTTGGAGTTATCATTCCGAATGCTCCTGGAACTATAGATAGTGGATACAAAGGTCCTGTAATGGTAGCTATTAGGAATCTACAACCTCACGACCCTTTTGTAATTACTAAAGGGGAAAGGTTCTGCCAAATGGTTATTAATGAGATTCCAGATGTAGTATTAAAGCCCGTCGATAAAGAGACGTTCTTCAAAGAAAAAACTTCAAGGGATGAGGGAGGTTTTGGCTCTACAGGTAAATGGGATTAATAATAATTACTTTTTTATAAATATTTTTTAAATGCGAGAACCTTTTATAAGATAATGACTACCACATACGAATTATCAGATAATATACAGAGAGGTATTTTATACTTAGCAAAGTCTGATGTAGGATTCTTAACTCAAGCTATGCCTATGGTAAAATCTGAGTATTTTGAATACCCATCACATCAGAAGATGTTCAAAATAATAGTAGACTATTATATTAAGTATAAGAAATTACCCTCTGACGATTTTATTTTAGAAGATGTAAAGAAAGCAAAAACATCTAATGAATTGTTTTCAGATTACAGAGATGAGTTGACCTTAATTAATAACCTAGACCAAAAATCTATTAACAATGAAGATTACATTTTAGACTTGGTAGAGGGTTTTGCGAAAGAACAATCTTTGAAAGATGCCATTATCCGTTCCGCAGAAATGGTAAAAACTAAAAAGTATTCAGAGATAGAGCCTATCATGAGAGACGCTCTTACTGTTAGTCGTAATGTAGATTTAGGGCTAGACTACTTCTCTGACATAGAAGAGCGTTGGGCTCGTTTAAATTCAGACACTTATACCGCTGAGCATAGAACGATTTTCGAATCGTTGAATGAAGCTCTGGAAGGTGGTTTAGCAGCTAAGGAGTTAGCTATGGTAGTCGCTCCTCCTGGCGTAGGTAAGTCTCTTTACCTAGCTAATCAAGCCGTTAGGTCGTGTTTAGATGGGTCTAATGTTCTCTATGTTTCTTTAGAAATGGCGGAAGATAGAGTGGCTCAGAGGTTAGACAGTATCTTCTCTAGGATTAGGCAAGACCAGTTAAAAGATAGATGTAACGATTTAAAAGATAGACTTAATCAAGTTACGGAAACTGTACCTAATAGAGGTAAGTTAAAAATTAAAGAGTTTCCTACTAAGAGAGCTAATGTCAATCAGCTCCGTGCTTACTTAAATCAGCTAAGTAATTATGAGAATTTTTCTCCCGATGTTATTATAGTAGATTACTTGGAACTGTTAGCTACCGATTCTGATATGGCTGAATACCAAGCTCAGGAAAGATTAGCGCAGGAGCTTAGAGGATTAGCTATTGAACATAAATGTCTAGTATGGACAGCCACTCAAACTAATAGAGAAGGTAAGAAAGTAAGATTGATTACTGATACAGAGCTGGCTGACTCATATGGAAAAACTAGAGTGTGTGATTTGGTTATCTCGATAAATCAAGATGAGGAAGAGTTTGATAAAGGTAAATCAAGAATTTATATAATTAAATCTAGGAACGGTAGGGCTAGATTTATCATCCCTGCAAAGATGGATTATCAAAGATTGGTAATAGGACAAGAATAATGAAAGAATATAAGCATCCAGATATACTCCGCATAGGTTTTAAATCTTATAATATAGTTCAAAAAGAATTAAATGATGTAGATGGAGATGAATGTTACGGGTATGTAGATTTAGCCACTAATACAATATACTTAGACCCTAATCAAGAAGAGATTGATTATAAAGGAACTCTACTACATGAAATTTTACACGTCGGATTTCAGTTATTTGGTTTAGGAGACGATGATGAGATGCCAGGTATTAGAAATGAATTCCTTACAACTATAACTTCAAACATGATGCAGATGTTAGTTTCTTTAAATCCTGAACTTTTTGAATTTATATTTTCAAAATCTCCAGAAAATTCCTATAATAATAAGAACAATGAATAACGAAATTATAGACCTTTATGAGACTTTTGATAGTCAATACTTATCTATATCTAAAAAATATTTACATGTACCTGAATCAGATATAGATACAACCCTAAGAAATCATTCTGCAATATATGCTTATTTTGCAGCACTATTATCTTATGCCAAACGTATAAAAGATAATAAAGCTATTGAGGTCGATAAAACAGAATCAGAGGTTATGGAGAAACGGAGAGCAGAGTTAGAGATGAGCGGACAGAAGGCAACACAAGGCGCTTTAAATTCCTACGTGCTCTCCGTTCCTTTAATAGTTCAACTAAAAGAAGAGCTAGCAACCGCTGATAGTAAATACTCACTAGCTAAAAGCTTTATCAACGCACTAGACCATCAGAAAGATTGCCTAGTGCAAATCTCAGCCAATAAAAGAGCTGAGGCAAAACTATTTTCAACTAATTAAACAACTAATAATAACATGGTAAATATCGAAGAACTACGTAAAAAATATAATCAAATTAATAAGCAACCTGCTCAAGACACACAAGACTTTCTCAAGAAGTTTTTAATGATGGAAGAAGGAACCACTCAGGTTCGAGTACTTCCTGCTAAAGACCCGGATGATAACTTCTACGCTGAGACAGGGATTCACCGTATTAATGATAAAAACTATCACTGCCCTAAAGTTAGCAAAGGTGAGGACTGTCCTTTATGTGACCTTAGCTTTAAACTTTGGAATACTAAAGAATCAGGAAATCAGGACATAGCACGTCAGATTAAAGCTCGTAAACGTTTTTACTTAAATGCGGTAGAGCGTGAGTCTGGTGAAGTAAAAATACTTTCAGTAGGTATTAAACTATTTAGCAAGATTTTAGATTGTTTCTTTGACGATGATTACGGAGACATTACAAATTTACAAACAGGTAATGATTTTAAAATTGTTAAAGATAAATCAGGGGAATGGCCAAATTATGACAAGTCATCTCCTAAACCTTCAAAGTCTCCTGCAGGCTCTGATGCTGAGATAGCTAGATGGATGGATGAGCTTCATGATATCCAAGGCTTAGTTAAGGCAGCTTCATACGAGGACTTGAAAAAGCTGGCAATGGAGATTACAGGTGAAGATATCGTAGAGCAAGTTAAGACTGTAGCATCTACGTCAACGGAATCTAATTCTGAAGATGACGATTACTTAAAGCACCTTAAAGGGTTAGAGTAGTTATTTTTTTGTGTTGGGTTGCTTTTAGGGTATATTATTCACATTACCTTAGGAGTAACCCTTTTTTATATTTAAAGTATTATGGCTAAAGAGAAATTAAAAATTTTAGTAGTACCCGCTAATGACGGGGGTTGTTCTTATTATAGGGCTATAATGCCTTTTCAAAAATTAAAACAGCATTGTCCTGATGATGTTGATATAAAATTTAATAAGAATCCTATAGATTGGGTTATGGAAAAACAAACATCCGACCCCGAATC